CTATTGGTTAACAGCCAAGCGCTCTACCGACTGAGCTAAGGAAGCATATTAATATATAATAGTATTATATCTTTAAGTACTTTCATTTAGATATTATTTTAATAATATATTTTAAATATATGTTTTTATAAAAAAATAAAAACATATAAATAGACAAAAGAGTTTTAACAAAGTTTTTCAGAAAATATCTGAGTCTTATACTTTATTTAAGTTTTTATGTAGTTTAATATTATTTATAGAATTAATAGAAGAAAATATATTCAAAAAATTTATAATTATTAACTAAAAATAGTTATTTTTAATTAAATTATTTAAAAATAATTTTAAATTGATTTAAAATTAATTTAAAAATATCATATTAATCAAAAATACAATAACTAAAATGGTTAAATATAATTGTGAAAAATGCGGAAAGGAATTTATACAGAAAGGACATTACACTAAACATATAAATAAAAAAAATCCTTGTGTATTTAAAAAAATTATTGAAAAAGAAATTATTGAAAAAATAGATTGTATTAATTCTTCAATAAATGAAAGCACAATAAATATTATAGATCAGTCATATTTTATTAATAAATCAATAATTACACATAAAGAAATAAAATATATTGATTTATTTTGTGGATTAGGTGCATTTCATTATGCTTTTAATTTATTACAAACAGAAGACATAAAATATAAATGTGTATTTGCATGTGATATAGATAATAATATCAGAAAAATATATAAAGAAAATTATGGAATTTCTCCGGAAGGCGATATTAATAAAATAAATATTGAAAATATACCTGATTTTGATATTTTATGTGGCGGATTTCCATGTCAACCATTCTCAATAGCAGGGAAAAAAGAAGGATTTGAAGATAAAATAAAAGGTAATTTATTTTATACTATTTTAAAAATTATAGATATAAAAACACCTAATACAATAGTATTGGAAAATGTAAAAAATTTATTAACTATTAATGGAGGTGAAACATTTAATATAATAAGTGCAGAATTACAAAAAAGAGGATATATTGTTAGTTTTAAAATTATTGATTCTAAATATTATAATTCTCCACAATCAAGACATAGATTATTTATTATTGGTAGTAAAATAAAAAAATATGATTTTCCATTAGAACCATCTAATATAATAACTCCTGTTTCAAGTATAATAGATTATAGTGAAAATAAATATTTAAATTATGAAGATAAATATAAATTAGAAAAATGTAAAGAAACAGTAAGTAAAAATAATTGTAAAATGTTATATAAGATGATACATAAAATAACAAATAATGGAGGAAGACAAGGTGAAAGAGTTTATTCAATTAATTCATGTGGTCCTACTATATGTGCATCTTCTGGTGGACCGGGTGCAAAAACAGGACTATATTATATTAATGAAAAAGTTAGAAGATTAAATGTAATAGAAGGATTAAAAATGTTTGGATTTGATGAAAATTATAAATGGAATACAATTGTTAAAAATGAAGAAATGTTGTTTTATCTGGGAAATAGTATAGTAGTTAATGTAGTAAAAGTATTATTATCAAAATTATAGTAATTTATCACATAAATTTAATATTTCTTGCGTAATTTTAAATTTTGCTTGAATATGGTTAGGTGAATTATCTGTATTACATCCACCTTTTCTTTGTAATGATATATATGGTGATAGATGTAAACAAGTTCCATTTTTTTTTAGTTTTATGTCTATTTTTATTGTTTTTTCTATAAAATCAAGCATTTTTTTACTCGATATTATGTATAATTCAATATTAGTAAAATTTTTGTTTGTTTTCATTATACACCAATAATTATTTATTTCTGTATCTTCACCTATTAATGTTTTTTTAATATATTGCGATATATCATCTAAATTATTATTACATAATTTCATAAAATCTATTTTTTGGTCTTCTTTCATTAATGTTTCATTTTTACTTTTTCGTATTAGCATTAATAATGTTAAATATTTTCTTATTATTTGATTATTAAATGTATTTTTAATATGTCTTCTATCAAATGAATCACATCTACCTCCTAAATTTTCTATTTTTTTATTTTGAATATTTATACTAGTATCATCTTCAAAATAAATTTTAGTATCATATTTTTTTCCATGAATTTTATTTAACGAAATAATTTTTTTTTCAAAATATTTTTCTAAAATTAATTTAATTTAGTTATCTGTCCTAAATATATCTTCAGCTTTTAAACCTGATTTTGCGATTAAACTATTTTTACTATGTTTTTCTATAATAATTTTTTCACTCATTTAATAATATTATTATATAGTATTTATAAATACTTATTATAATTAGTTTTTGAAATCATTTTTTTTAAATATTTGTTAATATATTTTTCACTATTATTATTTAATATATAATCGCATTTATTATAATTTTAAAATATATTATTTTTAAATTATTATATTTATTTTCATCACGTAAAAACTATTATTCAATATTATATAGTTTAATTAATATTATATAGTTTAATTAAAATAATTATAATTTATAATTTATAATTATTATAAAATAATTTTATAATTAATATAAATCATTTAATCTCATATTTTTTTTATTTTTAAATTTACTTTTGTTTTTTTCCTATATAAATCATTTAAATTTGGTTCTTGATCACCATCTTCTGGATTAAAATTTTGTTCACTAAATTCCCATGCTTCGGAACAACAAACTCTAAATTCAGAATGATCTTCTGCTCTATACCAATAAACTTGATCTTCTAATTTATTACTCTTTGCACCATTATGTATGACAAGACATTCAAAGTTTTCTGTACAAGCGTCCATTGTTTGACAAAACATTTCAAATGTATGGAACATTCCCGCATAATTTTCATATAATTTTTTTCTATTCTGAATATTATTTTCTCTTAATAAAAATACCCAATCAATATTAGATCGTAAATTAGGAGGAATACCAATAGCATATTGCATTAATAATAAGAAAAAAATACTCCAATGTCTACCATTCATAAATATTTCTCGAATAACTTTATCTTTTTTCCAATCATTGTCATATAAACAATCATCCATAATCAAAAATGCTCTATTATCAATATCTTTTTCACCGAAAGTTATTCTTTTTTTTAAACTTTTTTGGCGTTTTACAAATTCTTGAATGATTTTAGGTTCATATTCATCATGTATAAATATCGGTGGTACTATATCAGAATAAAATTTATTTGCATTTTCAGTTGGTGAAATTACTGTTCCGGCAGGTAAGTCTTGATGATGAAATAATAAATCTTTTGTTAAAAAAGATTTACCTGTATTTCTTTTACCAATCATAACAACGACTGAGTCATCTTTTATCATATTCATATTAAATTTTTTAAGTTGTAAACTCATATCTACTATGTTTAATGATATTTTTTTATAATTCAATACGCAAATTATAAAAAATATTTAAAAAATATCGTTTTTCCTATTCATCTATTAATCCAATATCAACATCATCTGCTATAATTGTTAATCTATCAGATATATCAATTATACCACCTTTCTGAAAAAAATTTTTTTTATTCATATAATTCAATAAATACTTACCACCTATTAATAATAAAAATGATATAATAAATGTATAAAGTAATGTTAACGGAACATTTGTTTTTTTTACTTCATTATTATTTTTATTATTTTTAATTATAAAATATGTGATTATTGTTATTATTAATGAAATAAATATTATGATAACATATGGTTCATACAAAATATTTATAAGGTTCATTTTATAAAAAAATAGAAATATTTTATAGAAAATAAACTAATTAAATATTACATTAATATAATTTTAATAATATTTACTAAATTAAAGATCAATATCATTATCACTATCTTCATCATCTGATGAATCCATATCTAATATTATTTTATTTCTAATAACTTTATCTTTTTTAAGATCTATTTTTTCATCAACTATATTTTTAGTTTCATTAGTTAATAATGTATTTTGTAAAGTATTTTTTAAACTATCTGATATAGAATTATAATTTGCAGAATTTTCTTCATATTTTTTTTTATAAAAAGAATTATTTTTATCTGATCCCCCATATTTATTTTTTAAAAAAATTTTATTTTTAATTTTTTTTACAAATGGACTATTTATATCATTTGAAGATATTACTTTTTGTTCACTATTTTTTTTTTCGATATCTTCGTTTATATTTCCTTTATTTTTAGTATTATCTATTTTTTCAATATTTTCTTTATTTTTAGTATTATCTATTTTTTCAATATTTTTTAATTTTTTTACAAAAGATGGAATAATTTTATTATAAATTATTTCTTTTGTTTCATTAATATTATTATTTACACTATTAATTAATATTATTTTCTCTTTATTTTTTGATAAATCAATTATATTTTTAGATTCATTTACTAAATTATTTTCTAAAATATTATTATTTTGTTTAGTAATTTTATTTATATTTTTAAAAGGTATTTTTTCATTAGTATCCGTTTCATCAGAATCTTCTTCAACTTTATTTTTACTTTCATTCTTATCTTCGCCTTCATCTTCTTCATCTTCTTCATCTTCTTCATCTGCTTCATCTTCTTTATGTTCTTCATCTATTTCATCTACTTTATCTTCTTTATGTTCTTCATCTACTTTATCTTCTTTAACTTCTTCATATACTTCATCTTTTTCTTCTTCGTCTGTTTGATTTTTTTTATTTTCTTTATTTTTCCGATCTTCTTTATCTTCTTCATTATCATCATCTTCTTCATCTTCTTCATCTTCTTCATCTTCTTCGTCTTCTTCAT